CGAATGCCATTTCCCAAACACTTTATAAGTATTTAGAGGTCATCTATGCGTCTATTCTCTGAGAAGTATGAATCAAAATGTCCTTCTGGATAACGAGCAGCAAGTTTAGTGATGTTCTGAGCAATGACATCATCAAGAGATACATCAAGTGCCATACATGCTTGTGCAACATACCATAGTACATCTCCAAGTTCAATCTTTAGATGATTGATAGTTGCCTCATCATAAGGTTTACCTTGGAAGGTAATCTTTTTAACAATCTCTAAGAACTCACCACCTTCAGCATTGATACCAATAGCAGCAGTTAATAAACGCTCTAACTTACATCCTTCTGCTTGAAGTTGTGCAGTGCGAGCAATAAATTGTGAAGAAACCTTAGACTCATCACTAGTAACAGAATTAACAAACCTAAGATACTCTAACCACTTAGGGTTATCCACTCTAGCTTTAACAGGAGGTTCAGGTGTAATAGTTACAGGTGGTCTTACTACTCGTTGAGGTTGAGCCGTAGTAGGATCTGTAACTCTAGGAGGTGTTGGATTAGGATTTGTATTCGCAACACTTCCTAACTGAGCGTCAGTTGGATTATCAGGATCATCTCTCCACCCTTCTGTTCCAGCATCACCTGGTTCTACATCCCAAAACTCCTTAGGACGATTTGGTCTTTTAAGTTGTGGTGTTGGCTTCTGAGGTTCAGTAAAATCGTTATCAGAAATAGCACTTGAAAAAGTAGGCATGATTTACATTAATACAGTTGTTTTCTTTGGATGATAATCATGAAGTTTATCTAAATGAAAATGTTCCCAAGCATATGAGATGTCATCTATGTTATCTTCTTTGAAATCCAAATTTTCTGGCGAAGTATTTAGGAAAGCACTAATAGTAATTCTATCAGTTTCCGTAAACCAATCTGTTTCGAGATATGGATTGTGAAAGAAAAAAGTGGGATAACATGTCATTTCATTATACACCATATTTGATTTATCTTCAAGCTTCCAAGGTCCATAGTCTTTAATTTGAAACCACTTAGCATTATCTGTCATCACATCCTTTGCTATTTGTTTTTGAAATTTTTTCATATCCCTCATATCATTATGACTCATATCTAAAGTATTCTTCTTTCCATTAAAAGACCAGAACCCTGTTTGTATGGGGTACTCTGATTGTACAAGGGGTATATTCATTGCAATATGAGCATCCTGTTCAACACCATGAGGTGCATCCGTATGAGGAAAAGCAGAAAGGGGATCCACAATAGACATGTCTCCATTAAAACAATTACCAAATGCACACTCACTATAAAAATGTTTCAATCCAAATAAAGGAGATAATGATTTTGCAAATGGTGTTATAAACCATTGAACAACCTCATCATGTATAAGAAAACTTTTACCAGGTCTTACATTATTGTCAGTAAAATTATCCCACCAATAACCTCTACTAAAAAATTCCCTAACTAAGTCAGGAAATTTAAAAAAATCTTTTGCCACAATAATAGGTATGTCTCCATTCTCCCCTAAGAACTGAAACTCAAACTTAAGATTATTAAGTACAGCTATTCGTTGCCAGTGATCTGATGAGGACTCTATTCTATTCATGATGCAAATTGCAATTTAGAAAATTTATCTTTCATCGTATTAACACTCTCTTTAATATCATCTTGACCACTATCTATTAAATCTCCACCCTGATCTTGCTGTACATCGTACAATCTCATCTTAGCACGATCTATACCAAGAACAAATCTCTTATTAATAGTAGGATCATTATATCTATTCTTCAACTGTTTAACCATTATCTGATTCAATCCTTCCAACTCCTCAGTAGATATGAGAGCGAACATAAGGTCAGCAGTAGCAGGGAGTCCAAAGGATTCTGAAGTGTCAGTAAGCTCAACATCGCTACTGCCAAAACCAGAACGAGTAGTTTGAGTAGCACTGACAATCGGTAGGTTAGCTTCCACAGCAAGACCTCGAAGCTCTTCTGCAATCGCTTTAACAACAGTATAGGAACTTGCATTCGATCCACTACGAATTCTAGACGAAGTACATATGTTAAGGTAATCCACAAATATTATATCAGGTCTAAATGATTTCTTCAATGCTAATTCATTAAGAAGAGTTTTAAAATGACCTACATGTGCTGCAGCAGTTGGATACTCTTTAATAACAAGAGATCCCTGTGTTTTCTTTGCAATCTTACCAACCTTACTTTCAAATATTGAACGAGGAAGTTCATTAATATCTTTTATATTAACATCTAATAAATTAGCATCTATTCTTTCAGCAATCCTTTCTTCAGCCATCTCCATTGTAATGTAAAGTACATTCTTACCTTGGAGTAAAATACTACTAGCAAGATGGCACATGAATAAAGACTTACCAACGCCAGTACCTGCAAGAGCAATGTTGAGAGTCTTGTTAGGAAGACCACCCTTTGTAATCCTGTCGAAGAATTCCAAATCAAAAGGAATCTTGTCTTCACGCTTATGGTATGATTCGTATCTCTGCTCGTAGTCTTCAAGGTAATCATGACCTACATGATTATCGAAAGACACAGCCAAAGCATCAGACAAAATACTAGGAATAGCATCCCTTCCTTTATTGTCATCCTGTCCATCTGCTATTTTAATTGAAGACATTAATGCTAAGTATATAGCACGATCTCTACACCACTTCTCAGTAGCATCTATCAACCATTCAGTATTAATATCTGACTCTGATAGTGTAGGAATAATCTCACGAATATCTTTAAACTCTTGCTCGGTCAGATCATCTCTGTTCTGTATCTCAAGATCTAAAATTTCTGTAGTAATAGATTTATTATACTTAGCAATAAATTCAATAATCTCTTGACATAAGACTGTTTCTGCTCTTACATCAAAGTAGTCAAGATTAATAAATGGAATAACTTTTCTAGCATAATCATCATCATGTATTAGATTCTTAAGAATAGTTAGTTCAAGTTTTTCCATAGTTTAAAACAAAAGATATACTGACTCGTTTCATATTTTCTTTGAAAGGAGTAACAGTATGAATAATATAGGATGGGAATAGGATTAGTAATCCAGCAATAGGATAAGTATAGTATGTGTCAAAGGTATAAGGACTTGGATTGTCACAATCTTTAACAAGTTTAGTCTTCTGACTATAGGCAGGATCATAAAGGACTATAGATCCTCCATGTTCTCCGTCCCAAGTACCTGGTTTAAGATAAACTCCTGTACTATAATTAAACTGAACACTACCATCAACAATAGATCCTGCAGGATAATAAACACCAGTTAAAGCAGAAGCACCGTGATGGTGGCTAAGATTAAAATCTCCAGACTCATTAATATTTGCCCAGAGATTAGAAGAAATCAAACCAGTCTTGTATCCATGTAGTTTACAATAATGATTTGCTTTCTCTTCTATTATAGCACTTAACCTACCAAAACTATCTTTATGGATTTTTTCCTGATAGTCTGCACTATGCCAACCTCCCATGTTACTGCGAACTTGACCTTGTGGATCTTCACTTTGCTCAGTTAGTATATCAGATATCAATCTGACATTTAAAGCATGTTGATCTTCACCAAAATTATATAACCCAATTGGTATGGGAAATATTGGAAGAGATCTATGCTCCATAACTAAACTCTTTTTGTGCAATCTCATCAAGAGCTTGCATTACTTCGGCAGTAAAATATTTTTCTGGGTTCTTATATATTTCTTTAGCATATACTTTCTTACCATCCATTTCATAACGACCAGCAACATTTTTCCATAGTCCACCAATCTCACCAAGATCTAGTAGACCGTAGTACTTATCCAGTCCACGGTCATCATAGAATAAACGAACAGTTACATCTTTATTCTCTTTGCTTAGACGAGACTTTGCTGTCTTAGCTTTGATAAGATTTCCGATGACATCTTTACCGTCTTTCTCTTTCTTTTTCGTGAGGTAAATGATCGTACTAGAAGCGTACTTAAGACCACTACCGCCCCCCATCTCTTTAGTTGGTACATAGGCTCCAATAACATCATAAGTGTGGTT